AGCTATAATAATGCCTAGAGGTCATGGAAAGACTGTATTAACTAAAGCGGACCTTATGAGGTCCTTTTGTTTTAATCAGAAAGATTTTGAATGGGGGTTTGTAGATAAGAAACCAGACCCTTTGTTTTATGGTTGGGTATCAGCTACAGCTAAACTTGCTACTGGTAATATGGATTACATTAAATCTCATATAGAGATCAATGAAAAGATTCAATATTACTTTGGTGATTTAAGGGGAAAGAAATGGACTGAGGTAGATATAGAGATGGCTAATGGCTGTAAGCTGATATCTAAGTCTAATATATCAGGTATAAGAGGAGGGGCAAAGCTACATAAAAGATATGATCTTATCGTACTGGATGATTTTGAAGATGAAAATAATACTATTACTCCAGAGGCTAGAAACAAAAACTCCAATCTTATCACTGCTGTGGTATTCCCTGCTCTTGAGCCCCATACTGGTCGTCTTCGCATTAATGGTACTCCTGTCCATTTTGATAGTTTCATTAACAATCTTATTATCAATTATCAAAAAGCTGAAAAACAAAATAAGAAGTTTTCTTGGAATGTAAAGATGTTTCAAGCAGAACAAAAGGATGGAACTGCATTATGGGGTAGTTGGTTTGGTAAAAAAGAATTAGAGAGAAAGAAAAAGTTTTATGCTGATTCAGGTCAGCCTCATAAATACTATCAAGAGTATATGATGCAGGTACAGTCTGAAGAAGATTCTATTTGGAATAGACATCATATAAAAGAATATGAAGGTACATATATGTATGAACCAGAAGCAGGTATAGGATTTTTAACTCTTGCTGATGGCGATGTAAGGCCTGTCAATGTATTTGCAGGTGTTGATCCAGCTACAGATTCAGCTAGAAGGGATGCAGATTACTCAGTTATTATATTTGTAGCTGTAGATGAGTTTAATAATATATATATTTTAGATTATATGAGGAAAAGATCTTTGCCTGTTCTTGGTATTCCAGGTGAAGATAAAAAAGGGATAGTAGATCATATGTTTGATATGCAACATATATATCATTCAGGATTAATGGTAATAGAGGATACCACTATGTCTAAACCTGTTATACAGGCAGTTATATCAGAAATGAAAAGGAGAAATGACTTTTCAGTAAAATTTAAAGCAGAGAAGCCTGGTACTAGAATGTCTAAAAGAGATAGAATACAAGAGGTATTGGCAGCTAGATTTTCTGTAGGACAGATTCATTTAAAGCCTGAACATTATGATTTGTATCAGGAGATAATAACCTTTGGCCCAAGAATGGCTCATGATGATACAATAGATGCTTTGGCATATGCTTGTAAATATTCATATCCATTAAAAGGTGTTAGTGAGAGTAAAGGTTCTTATACTAAAAAGAAGCCTAAAGCTAAAAACTGGGTTGTAGCATGAATGATGAAAGAGAGTTTCGCATTGAGACTCCTATAGGGACAGTAGCAAGTGATAGTGGGAATCATATAGTAGATGTGTTTTCAGTATTAGGAGTCATAGTCTTTATATATATAATTAAAAAAATAATAAGGAGATAATATTATGCCTCAAGGTAAGGGAACTTATGGAAGTAAGGTTGGAAGACCAAAAAAAACAAAAATGAGTAAGAAAAAGAAAATAGAAAAGTTAGCTAAAAGAGGGTATCAAACTAGAGTAAGTCAAAAAGATATATTATTAAAACGTAGAGACCCTAAATTAAAAGGAACCAAAGAATACTATGATACATCTGCATTTGGAGATAATCCAGTGACTACTTTAGATCCTAATCTGGCTGATTTTATAAATAAATCACAAATAAAAGAACTTGAAAGAGAAAAAAGAGCTGTTAAAAAAGAAGCAAGCATAAGAAAGTTACAGAAAAAGAAGACTGGTGGCATGGTTGATGTTCCAGAAACTCAAGCATTTAAGCAGGGGGTTAGGTATATGAAATCAGGTGGAGAGGTAACAGTTTCAAGTAATGATTCAGGGGCTGGAGATATAGCTCATGTTCATTCACATTCAGGATATAAAGCAGGAGAATAATGGCTAAGAGATATAAGGACAAAAAAGTAGATAGAATAAAACAACTCTATAATAGATTAAATACAGAGCATAGGGATCAATGGTTGTCTATTAATCAAAGAGGATATGATTTCTCTAATGACAATCAAATATCTGATAATGAAAAACAGGTATTGGAAGAGTCAGGAATGCCTACATTTACTATCAATAGAATAACACCTGTTGTAGAAATGTTGAATTACTATGCAACAGCTAATCAACCTAGATGGCAAGCAATTGGTGTTGAAGGTAGTGATACTAATGTTGCTGCGGTATTTTCTGATATATCTGATTATATCTGGGCCCAATCAAATGGTCAAACTCTGCTTTCTAATGCAGTAAATGATGCTATAACTAAATCTGTTGGTTATTTAATGGTTACTGTAGATAAAGATTTGGATCAAGGTATGGGAGAGGTGATATTGCATCAACCTGATCCTTTTGATGTTTATGTTGATCCTAAGTCTAGAGATATGTTGTTTAGAGATGCTGCATATATCCTTATAAGAAAAATGTTACCTAAAACACATTTAAAACAACTATTCCCTGATATGGTTAGAAAGATTAATAAAATAGCTACTCAGAATGAATCTGAAAGATCATTAAGTGGTAAAGCTATAGATAGGGAACAGAAAGATATTTTGCAAACAGATATTGATTATGGAATTGATACTGAAGGTGAAGATGATCCACTTATAGATTACATAGAAACTTATGAAAAGGTTAAGATAGCTTATGTTAATGTTTTTTATAGAGCTCCTTTAACTCCTCAACAATTAAAAGAGGCTAAAAGAAGAGTTGATATTCAAATATCTGAAATGACACAGGAGATGGAAGTTCAATTGTTAGAGCAACAACAACAAATGGAACAAGCTGTTCAGTCTGGTCAAATGATGCCTGAGAGATATAAACTTGAAATGGAAAAAGCTCAAAAAATGATGCAACAGCAAATTGAGACAGCTAGAATAGAATTTACATCTAAAATACAAGACCAGATGTCTAAAGTTGAGAATAAAGTTGTTACTAAAAAAGAATATAAAATAATGATGAAAGATGAGTCTTTTTCATCTAAAATTATAGATGCTGTTGATTTCTTTGATAATAGAATGAAACTTACTTGTATAGCTGGAGATCAATTCTTATATGAAAAAGTTCTTCCAGAAAAAATTAAGGATTATCCTTTAATCCCAATTCACTACAAATGGATTGGTACTCCTTATCCTATATCAGCAGTATCTCCACTTGTAGGTAAACAACAAGAATTAAATAAAGCACATCAATTAATGGTTCATAATGCTAGTTTAGGTTCTTCACTTAGATATATGTATTATGAAGGTAGTATTGATGCTGATATATGGGAACAATACTCATCTAGTCCAGGAGCATTATTGCCTGTGAATCATGGCTATGAACCACCTACTCCTGTTATGCCTGCACAATTATCCAATGCTTTCTTTGGGATAGTTAATGAGGGTAAAAGTGATATGGAGTATTTAGCTGGGATATATTCAGCTCAACAGGGAGATACATCTGCTACTCAAGATATGCCTTATAGAGGTATGCTAGCTATGGATGAATATGGAACTAGAAGAGTTAAGTATTGGTTAAAGCATTCTATTGAACCATCTTTAAAACATGTTGGAGAGGTAGTTAAGCAATATTCTCAATCAGTATATACAGCCAATAAGACATTCAGAATAATTCAACCAAATGCCCTTCAAGGTGAAAAAGAGGTAGAAATCAATAGACCTATATACAATGATCTTGGAGAAGCAGTTGGGAAATTCCATGATTATGCTGCATCTAAATTTGATGTTAGAATAGTGGCTGGATCTACTCTTCCTGTAAATAGATGGGCTTATTTAGAAGAGTTGAAACAATTACTTAATGCTGGTGTAGTTGATAGAGAAGCTGTTCTTGCTGAAACTGATATTAGAAACAAAGAAAGAATCCAAGAAAGAATTGGAGAAATTCAGAAACTACAAAAACAAATAGAACAAATGGAAGAGAGTCTTAAGGATAAAGAAGATACCATTGAAACTCTTGAAAGACAAGTTGTTCAAGCTGGCATTAAAGATAAAGTTAGACAAGCTGAAATGGATATTTCTAAAAAGAAAGAACAGGCTAAAGCTAGAACTGAGAGAGAATATCATCAAACAGAGGCACAGCAAAAAGTTCTTAGAGGAAATATGTCTAATGAAGCCAACTACAAAAAGAAAGAATTACAGACTTTATTAAAAAATTTCCAAAATGATTTGGGAAAAAATAACAACAAACAATAGATTAAGGAGAAGATATGTCAACAGAAAAAGATAGTAACCCTGATATAGAATCAGTTTTAGAAGGAGAAACAACTGATGATACAGCAGGCTCTACAGATTTCTTTGATAGTTTAGAAGCACAAGTTAATGGTGCAATAAACGATGATAATATACCACAACCAGAAACGGAACAGGTAACTCAGCAAGCTGACCCTGAGGACACTGGCAATGAGGTGCAAACGGATTGGAAAACTAAAGCTGAAACATTGGAGAAGCGATATAGTGATTCAACCAGAGAGGCTCAAAGATTAAAGGCTGAAAATGATAACTTAGCAGAGCTATCTAAATTCAAACCCTTGATAGAGCATCTTAAAAATAGTCCTGATGCAGTTCAGGCACTTAGAGACAACTTAGGTGGTAAACCTAGATCTTTGACAGAACGATTTGGTGATGATTTTGTATTTGATGCTCATGAAGCTATGTCAGATCCAAAATCAGACTCAGCCAAAGTAATGCAAGAATACATTGCTAAAAATGCTCAACAACAAGCAGCTGCTATTATCAATAAAGAGAAACAGCAGTTTCAAGTTGAGGAGCAACAAATAGATTTAGCTAGACAAGCTGATGAATTTAAGCAAAGGACAGGAATGTCTGATGCTGAATTTGAAGATTTGCAAGCTAGAGCTAATGAGCATGTATTAACATTGGATGATGTTTATTATCTATTAAATAGAGAGCAAGTATCAAAAAATGTTGCAGATAATACTAAGACTGATATGTTAAACCAAATGAAGAAAGTTAGAGATATACCTCAAAGTGCTAGTAATGCTAATAGTCCAGGAAGAGAGGCTCAAACTCAAGATGATAAAGTATTTGATGTTATC